ATTTCGGAAGATAGGCACTTCAAATCTAAACGACCCTATATGGGGGGTTTAATCGAGGCCGCTAACGTCCGAACTCCGCCTGAATCAGCTTGTCAATCTCACGCTCGATGAAGTCGATGCTATTCTCCATGTAGTGCGGGGCCACCTGACTGAACAGATGACGGGCAGCGATGCGCCCACGGTTGCCAGTGTTCACATTGCCGAGCCTTCCGTACTTGTTCACGTCACCGCCCTGTGAACCTCGCTTCACCTTCGAGCGATGCGGATCACTGTTGAAGCGTCCCATCACGCGGCCACGTGTGCCGCCTTCGAGGAATCTGAGCACGAAGCCACGGTCTCTGCCGCCGTAACTCTCCATCCTCATGGTGCGCTCACCACGCAGTCTGCGGTTGCCGCCACGCTGTCCGCTCTTCAGTGTTCGCGTCGGTGTGTAGTTCGTAGGCGAGCCAGCACGCCGGGCATTCAGGATGCTCACATTACCACCAAGGATGCGACGATACACACTGCGCTTCACAGCCTTGTAGGCCTGTCTCGGGTCGTTGTCTATCTGCGCACGGATTTCCTTGCTCACGTTCGCCCTCACCATATTGAGAGCCTTGCGGATGATGTTCTGTATCTTCTTCTCCATTTCTGGATTCGACATCATCAGCTTGTCGAGTTTCTGACTGAGTTCTGTCAAGCCATCCACTACGAAGGCATTTCCGATGTCGGCGTGTGCGGTATTGAACCAGTCGCGCCATCCTGAGTTATACGTTCTTGCCATTGTCGTTATCGTTTAATGTTTCTTGTTCATCTTTGAAGTTTGGATCATTGCGCCGCAAGAAGGCGATACGCTTCTTGGCCTTGCGCTCCTGAATATTCTCTTTCGTGTCCTTACCCATTGACTGATGAATCTCCGTATGGTGCCGGATGCAAAGAGCCATGAGATTGTTCGGATCATAACAGACGCGGGCCATCGCCGCCTCGCCCTGGTCAATCACCGACTCCACGGGCACCTTGTGATGGATGTCCACCGCCAGCGCGTCGATGCCTCGCCACCCTTCGGCATAGCAGATTTCACAATAACCTTGCGTCTGTGCCAACTTCCACGCCCGCAGATCCTTCCATCGCTTCGAGTTCAGCAGCTTCTGGTATCTTGGGTCTCTCATACGTTTACCATTCATATCCGTGAGGTCTGAAGCCTTGCGCCTCAAGTGATTCCAATGTTTTTGGGTCGGCAGGACTTGGCTTTGGCTTCGGTTCGTGTCGGATTACACTCTCTTCATCTGTCACCATCCTGCGCCTCCTGTTCTGCTATGTCCTTGTCTTCATCACCGAACTTGATGCGCTGGTCTGTGGCATAAGAGTCAGGGGTGCGGTGCTGCTTGGCCTTGGTCTTTTGCCCATAGGCGTAATCTCGGCCATTATCAGAGCGACCAGCATCCTCGAAGGTACGGCGGAAGTCGTCGTTCATGTGTGAGATGATTTCCGCGTCGAGCAGTGTATTGATAACCTCGGTCACGCTATTGCACTCCAAGATGATCCGCGCACGGAATAGTTTCATATAGAGTTCCGGCAATAGGATATTGAACAGCCTCTCGAAGATTTGCATCACGTTGTTCGTCTCGTCCCAGATACCCATGAATGGTTTGTTGACCATCGTTGCACGGAAGCCTTTTCGCTTGCCCTCCGCATCCTGAAGGATATAGACGGCTTGCGCTATTTCCTTTTGCACCGTCGGGTCTGCCAAATTGAGTGCATTCGCCCAACCTACCATGTGTTCAAAGATAGACATTGCCTGCTCCATCTCAGCCGTCAGGTTGTGACGATCATCCATATAGCGGATAAGTGTGTCGCACACCATCTGAATTAGTTCGTAGATGGTGAGTCCTTTGGCCTTGGCGATGCGGGCCAGTTGCTCCGCCGCCGTCCGGCTCATCTTTGTTGCAACCACAACGTACTTATCATCGGTTTGCTTTGTGAAATTGTCATCCATCGTTGTCTATCGTTAGGTTAAGTTTATCAATCAAAGGTTTTGCTGCCGTCATTTCCTTGGCAACATCCTGAATGGTGGTGAGGGGTTTCGAGTTGTTGATCATCCTTATCACCACATCGGCGATGTCGGCCTTCTCGCCGTCGCCTTCTCGCCACCATTTTAGCACGGGGTCGGTATCGACTTGGATGCGGTCGTAGCCTATCTGCTTGGCCTTGGCTTTCCACTTGGCTATGCCATCACGATCTGGATAGAGAATAACCTTGCGCCCTTGATTGATGATGGGTGCCAGGCGTTCACGACTGAGCATTTCCAAACCTCCACAGGCAATCCATACCTGCGTGGCGTGGTTGCCATAGGCAATCGCCATCAGCATAGCCGTCTTTTCGCTCTCTACTATATGCACCGTCGCACGTGGATAATGCTTGAGCAAATGCATCCCAAAGAAGGTAAGCGATGGCTCCTGCTTGTCAGGGTCATACAGGTCTGGGAATGGATAAGGCGGTTCGTCTGTCATCTCATGCTTTTTCTCGTCCCAATGACGTGAGAGAGTGGCATGTATGAAATCAAAGTTCCAAGAAGCCTCCCTGTCACGTTTTCCAAACTTCGGATGACCTTCTGGATAATACTTCATCATCTTTCCCGTCCGCAGATTGCCTTCTGTGTCCATCTGCCAGAATATCGTATGACCGTTTTTTCCGTGTCCTACGCAATACTCTGACAGCACCTTCTTGATGCGCGAGCGTTGCACGGTGTCCCACTTGATACCGGTCTTGATCCAGCGGATGAGGTTGTCGCGTTCCAGTTCCGCGTCCGTCAGCGTCCGAGCCATCAGGTACTTTGGCAGTACCAGCATCTTCAATGGTGGCGGTGCAGGACGTGGTGGCCGTGGCGTGTAGTCAAACGGCACGTCATCCACCTCAATGCTGTACTTCTTTCCGAGCCAGCGAATTACATCAGGGAATGTCATTTTCTGATTTTCCATCAGGAATTTCACGCTGTCGCCAGAAGCACCGCAAACGAAGCACTTGTAGCAGTTGCCCTTCGGATAGACCACGAACGAGCCGATGTGCCTATCGTCGTGGAATGGACAAAGCCCCAGGTATCGGACACCCTTTTTCTTCAGGTCAATGAAGTCGCCAACGACCTCTTCAATCTTCGCGGTGTCGATGATTTTTTCAATGATAAATTTGTCGATTCGTTTACTCATAGTCGCTAAAAAAAGAGTTATCTGTATGCTGAGCGCGTGTGCGCGTCGCGCGGGTGTGGGACGCTTGCCCCTTGCCCAGCCGCCCCCACCTGGCGGCAGGGGGCATGGTGCATGCGGAACACGCACGAGTTGAACCATTGGTTTAACCCTCCTACACCTTTAGGTGTAGAGTGGAGTTGGTTTAACTTAGAACGGAAGGTCTTCGGGAGGTTGAAGCATGTAGTAGCCACCACTCTTGATTGTGGACTCTTCAAGATAGTGCAAATTGATAGCAGCAACAAGGTCTGCCTGCTGTTTGCCGTCATTCTTCTGACCTCCGATGGTACCAAATACTTTCGCCTTGATGTCCTTGCGGCTCATAGGCCATTCAAACTGACCTTTGGCCTGTTCTATCCAATCGCGTATCTGTTGGATGTCGTCACATTCAGGTTGCTCTTTCGACTTGCTCGAAAGGTTCGTACCGTTACTGATAATACGTGGCACACCAAGGTTTCCGGCATCGTCGGTAATCTCGAATTTCCAGTCGTCCATGTCCTTGTCACGGGCATCCTGTTGTTTCACCGTAAATGTGACTCCATTCTGCGTTTTTGACTTGATGCTGACCAATGTGTCACTCACCTTATTACCGTATTCTGTACCAGCCCATCCGCGCATCTTCAGTTCCTCGGCATCTTCCTTTTTGCTTGGATTCTGGTGAAGAGCCATCCATATATTGATGTTCCGTTCCTCTGCCAGCGAGCCGAAATCATTCAAGATGTTTGTAATGCTCTCTTCGTCGTTGATGCTCGAAAGAAGGTCTCTCAGGCCATCCACAAATATCACGTCGGGTTGTATGGCATCCATAGCCAGGCGGATAATGTCGTAACGCTTGCGGTGAAAGGCGATAGTATCTTCTTTCTGTACGTTCTTCAGCCACAATACAGAAAAACGGTCGCCTGGGAATGGTTGACTCATGTCCTGACCGCAAAGCCAGTGAACGCGCCGCAGCACCTTGGCACTCGAAAGCTTTTCCATTTCCGTATCGACGTACATCACCTTCGGCGGATGTCCGAGGAAATCAAGCGTGCGTTCTGGTACCGCCAACCCTGGCAGATAAAGTTTTGTGCGCTCGTTGCCATCGCAGCCAAGGATTGCAGCCATCAGCTGGGCGATCAGGAATGTCTTACCGTTTTTCCTTTGTCCGCTAATAGCACCGAAGCCGCCTATCTTACCAAAGCCCACATCGTTGAACGACAGGATGTGATAAGGCTCAGGGTAGTTTTCTCGCGGGTCGAGCAGATAAGGCCGCAGTGTGTCCCATCTGATTTGCTCAGGACTTCGCAATTCTGGCGCATTGTTATTATTCTCTTCTGGATTCATAAGTTCTTATTGATTTGTATCGGCCACGACCGGTGTAGCGGCCGAGGAGATTGTTTCGATGGAAAGACGGGTCGCGCTTGATGCCAAGTTTTCGCGCCATGTAGAGCACCGCCGTCGATGAGCAGTGCAACTGGTCAGCAATGTCCGTGGCTGGTGTCGTTGGGAACAGCCTCCGCAGCGTGGCGACGGCTTCCTCGTTCCATATTCTCGATGGGAATGTCGATCCTCTGACTCTCATTTTCTCGACCTTTTGGGTTTTATGTCACCACCGACCAGGCATGTGTCGAACTTCTTCAGTTTCAGTTCCAGTTGCTCGATTTCCATCCGCTGTGTTGTGTTCTCTTTCCAAAGGCGCTCATTTTCGCGTTGCAATTTCTCGGCCTTCTCGTTTGCCTTCACATGACCTCTCAGGGCCACGTTCTCGTTGATCTGTGCCCGTCGAGCCGTCGCCATCAGTTCCGCGTTTGCCTTTATCGCGTCCTTAACGTCCTGCCATCTTGCAGCCGCTTCGAGCACAGCCGTGATGGTGTCTTTGTTCATATAATCGAGTTCTCCGAGTGCGAGCCTGACAAACACCTCTCCCACCAACTGCTCAGCCGTGAAGCACATGTATTCGTGGCCGTCGATTGTGATGGCGTAGCCGTTCGGTAGCGTCTCGACTGACACTTGGTGCGGCATCCTGTTCTGCTTATATTTCTTTGCAACCATAGTTCCTGACGTTTTTAGAATGTTTGCAAAGATTTTCCGAAATGTTAGTAAACATTTTGCGAAATCTTTGCAAAGAATCGTTTTAACCTTACCTCTGGATCAGAATGGCAAATCGTCAGCCTTTTCACCGCCTGTGGGCGCGTTCTGTTGTGGCTGTGGTTGATTGCCAACATCGCCACCGTTCGCGCCTTGTGTGGCCTCTGGTGCGGGTTGTAGGTTCTTATTTGCACTTGCACCGATGAACTTCACATTGTCGATTCGCAGTTCATTGTACCACCGGCCACCGTTCTCATGGGCATCGCAATGGAAACGCACTACAACTTCATCGTTCGGCTGTAGATTGAATTGTTTGATACGATCTTCTCCAAATACGCGCAACACGATATATGACGGTTGTGTCTGGTTAGGGAACCAGTAATACGCCATCACATATTCCTGTGACATCCAGGCATTGCCTGTCCGCTGGCTTACACCAGAACTCACTGGCATAACCGCGCTGATTTTTCCTTCTAATTCCATAATCTTTTATTCTTTATTATCTGATATAATTTTATCAATACATTCTGTGATGGTCTCACGACAGACATGTCTCAGTCCCATCTTCTTAGCTACCTTGCAGAACACCTCAATCATATCCTGCTTAAACTCGTCGTCGCGTCCGATGGCATCGGTATCTACCCATTTCTTAACGAAGTCAGTTGAGCATTGGGCGACGAAGTTTGTGATGAGTGCTTGCTGCTGGTTGTTTGTTTTGGTGTGATTGATGTCTTCGAGCACTCTGATATATGAAGCAGCAAGGCTCATAACTAATAGCATCGGCTTTTCCATGCCGAGTTTCTTCATTGCTTCCCATCTTTTTACACTTTCCTTGATGACTTCTTCTGATCCGTAATCCTGAAGTAGGGCTGTGCTCAGGGCCACATCGTTCATGTATAGGCCGTCTCTCACCAGTTCGTACATCGTATCGACCGGCTCACATGCCTTGCGTTGCTTGGCATTCAGTTCCTCGTCACGCAGGAATGTGCGGATGGCTATGTATTGCGGATTCTTGGTGTACTGTTTGCCGAAGCCGTGACCACCTCTGAACTTCACGATCACCTCACCGCTTTCGTCGTCTATGGTCATCGCATGTTCGAGTCGCTGAGATACGAACTCCTTGATGAGTTCCTTCGATCGGTACTCAATCTTGGTACGCTCCGACATCTTATAGAAGAAATGATCGGTGTAGAGAATCACGCCAGTCACTTTCGTTTTGTCGGTCACCTTACCCTTCTTCAGTTGCTTTGGCGAATACAACGGGAAGAATGCACCGCAGCTGGCCATCGTCTCGTAGTAGATAAACGAATAATGGAAAGCATTGGCATACATGGCCTTCGGAAAGTACTCAGCATGGGTGTATGTCATCCATCTGTTTCCGACCTTGCTGATCCAGTAGTCGATGTCTGTAAATTGGTCATTTTTCTCTTTCAGTGCCTTGTCGAGCATCTGGTCTTCCAGCTTCAGGTATTTCTGCTTACCTCCGTATTTCTTGCGGAAATAGTAGAAAGCCTTCGGCATTTCCTCGTGCATTGTGGCGAGGATGTCTTTCGCTTGTGTGGAGAGGTTCACTCTCACTGCTTGTTCTTTTGACATAATCAACTATTTTTTATATTGCTGTTTGTCGCAATTTCAATCAGTTTGCGCTCTTCATCAGTGGTGGTGTCGAGCGTCACCTGCTTAAAATCAGGATGATTTTTGAAGATGTCTGTCACGATGGCGATTGCCTCTTTTGAGAGGCTTGCAATCCGCTCAATCCCCATACTACCTGCCACCTCTTCTGGTTCTATCATTGAATCACCGCTGATCAAACCCATGTCTTTAGCAAATCTGATTCTCATACTTTCTCTTTCTTCTTTTTATATCTGTATTTGTAACCGTCAATCGTGTACCCTTTTATTTTTCCTGTACAATGCTTTGTGATCGTTTGTGCGGCTATGCCATTCATTTCAGCAGCCTCGTTGATACTTTTATATGTAGCGACAACACGGCCATTCCTCGCTACTTTTTCTATTTGTTTCATGAAGTGCTCACTCTGAAGACCGCCGCGCCGCTCTATCAGTTGCAAGCCTTGCTTCTGAAGATATGAACGTGCCGCGTCTCGTTCATCTTTCGATTTCAGCACGCCAAGGGCTTGTGCCACATAACTGATTTTGTTTGGCTGTAGTCCGAACTCAAACGACAAATCTTCGGTGGGCGTAAAAGGGAAAAGAGCCATTAGCGATGCCAAGATGTCAACGTGACGCTCAGCTATTTCCTGACTCTTTTTATCAGTGTCATCTGTGCGGTGGCGAAGTTCGGCATTTACCTCCATCGCCACATCCAACCGATAGTTCAGGTCTTCCACCTCCTTCTTGTGCGCCTCACGCTCCTTTTCAAGTTCATGACAAAGTGTGCAAATGCGACGCACAAGAACATCGTCTGGATCTGATTCTGGATCGAGATTTTGCAATTTATTGAGTTTAGCACGAAGATTAAAACATTCATTATCGCTCTTGATGAGTTTCTTTTCAAGTTCGTCTATACGATTCTGATAGTATCGTTTCAACTGCTGACTCATCTCAATCTCTCGGATTTCCACACGGTCAGAATGGCGTTGGTCATATATGATACCACCAAAGTGATTCATACTACCTACGTTACCATTCAGGTAGCAGACACCGCCATGCATGTTTAGGTGATCAATGTCGCCAGGTATGGTATTCATACCACCGTTTATTTCTACGTTGCTCATACTATATCACCTTTTCGAGCCATTCGGCGACCAATTGACCAAGGCTGGCCAATATTAAAACTGCGGCTCCGATGACGAAGCCTACCACAATCTGTTTCATTGACTGTGCGCAACCGGTGGCCTCGGAAAACTCCCGCCACTCATTCTTAATTGAAATTCTCATAACGTAATAGTTTTTAGTTTGACATCTTAAAAATTGTTTGTTGCCGTAGATGGATTCGCACCATCGACGCACGGGTTAGTCCCCGCCGCTCTACTCCTGAGCTATACGGCATACCGCTATATTATTATCTCCAGTACCTTGCGGTTTTCTACGTGTGGCGTTTCAAGCCGCCACCGACGGGAGGTCGCAAAAGATCATCCCGCTTTCCTTAATCTCTTTAGTCCGTTCCTCGACGGCGCGGCTGCTTGTCCGCCTACGCCACTGGCATCAACACCGTCCCATCATCGCAACCATCGTCGCTCCGGGTTGTATCGGCTGGAATACACCGACCTCGATGCCAGTCTTGGTTGTTACCAACATGTCAAAGAACGTAATCCTTTCATTTTTTGAGATAGGAGCGGGGATCGAACCCGCGAGCGTCAGTTTTGCAGACTGCGACCTTACCACTCAGCCATCCTATCATGTAAATGTCTATCCTGATCCTCTTTTTCTAAAACCAGCGAACCTCGCGGCGGGCTGGATAAAATCTTTCCTTTTACTTCATTATGAATAACTAAAAACCATACTGTAAGTTGTCAGGCCGCTGCCTGCTGCTTGGTTGAGATAATATTGTTAACCTTTCTATGATACCTTTCTAAGTGTTTTAATCCTTCCGTCGGCGATCATCGCCTGTATCTTGTGCAACGGGTAGAGGTATGATGACGAATGGTGCCCAGTATCATCGGTGTACTCGATTTGCGTCCTCGGAAGCATGTCGCCGTGATCTCGCAGCCATCGCTTCGTCATCACACTCACGTATTGTTCCATCTGCGTGTCCGTCAGCCAGCGCTCCTCATAGACCTCCATCGCCTTCGATACAGCCCGCTCGCACGTTGCGATTATTTTCGCCTCCAACAGTTTATCCATACACTAACCAATGCGTGTTATACTGATAGCATTCGACTCCCAATCCGGAGACGGTTTGAAAATCATCTTTTTCTCATTCTTCATCTGCTGACAAGTCGATATGGCGGATTTTACCTTTCCACCGTCAGGAAGATTGAAGATGCGCGTCTGTCCGATGCGCATTTCTGCCAATTCCTTTCTTGTTACCTTCTCTTGTGTCATCTTTAACTTAAACTTTCTTAATAATATTATATTTTTATATTATTATCGGGAAAATAGCCGTATATTTGCAATCCGTTACCTTTGCAAAGTGCCGTGTGCGCTTTGTTTGAAAAGACGCCCAACGTCTGACGGCTACTTTTATGCCCCGATAATACTTTCTTTCTTTCGGGTGCAAAAATAAAACAAAAAAGTAATATAATAAAATAATAGTATAATATTTTAAGGACAATTAAGACATATATATAATATTTTAATATACTTTTATAATATGGATGCACGGAAGAATAGATTAAAAGAAGTGTATGACCATCTGAGAAAATATTATAGAGTTCATACTAAGAAGGATTTGGCTATAATAATAGGTCAGACGCAGCCAGCAATGTATTCAGCATTTGGAGGTAATGAAGATTACCTAACGGATAGCCTTTTCAAACGAATATGTTCATGTTTTCCAGGTGTATTTAATATAGAATACTTATTAAATGGTGCTGGTGACTTGTTGACGGTAGAGGAAAGTATAAGAGTGGCAGACATTGAAAAGGGTACTTCAAATAATAATATGCCAGAACATGTGCAAGAACTCTGTGATAGTGCTACTCGAATTATCGCACAAAATGAAACACTGAGCAAAGAACTTGCATCCTCGCTTGCGGAAGTCCGCGAAATGAAATCTGCATTAAGTAATGCCATCGCATCTACTGAAGGACTGAAGCAGCAACTTTCCGTGCTGCTCCATATCCTCCGCATACCCAACAACCATTATCAGGGGTTAGATGGCTTGGTGAGTGAACTCAGTCCAGGAAAGAAAATGCCTATTACAGACGAGATGGTTCGTATAATCAAACAAATATTCCCTGTCGATGAATCAAAAATCTGATTTGTATGTTTTTCGTGCTTGACATATTAACCGTGATAATCGTGTCAGTGAAACAATGTTTTACCATTGTTTTACCTTGGCACACCATGAAAACACGGTTAACCTCTCTATATACCTACTATTTCTATCACTTCCCAAAAAGCCCCAAACGGATCACATTAGTAAAACGGTGGGGCTGCCTTAAAATACGCGCTCCGCCTTTATTAAAGGAGGTTTCATGGGAATACTATCGAAAACAAAGAAATTCCAAAATGTACCGAATTATAACGAAATGTGCCGTAATGTTTTACCAAAGTTGTACCAAAGGTAAAACAAAGGTAAAACATTTAGGGGTAAAACAAAGAGATCTATGATTACGACAAAATTAATATTCGACAGAAAGAAACAAATAAAAAAGTACGGTACTGGCACATTGGAGGTCAGGTTGACCGTCGCGCGTCGCGCATATTATATAAGTACGGGTGTACGTGTACGTGATAAAGAATGGAAGGCTGACAGGATTGTAAATCGCCCAGATTCCGACACGCTGAATGAGCGGCTGGCGATCATATACGAGATTGTTGACCGCGAGGCAAACCGTTGCATCAAGATTGGTCAGCCTATCAATGTGGACGCTATCAAGAAAAAGATATGGAATGAAAAAGAAGCAATGAGCGATGAGCCTACATTTTTAGATTGGCTCGACCACCAAACGGAAATATTGAATCTGGCTGAAGGTACTATTAAACATTACGTCACGCTGCATACGAGGCTTGTGGAATATGGTAGGATAAAGCAGTGGGTAGATGTGACTGCTGAGAATATCTGTGAGTTTGATGCATGGCTTCATAAGCGAAAACTGAGCAATGGCGAGGCGATTACGGATGCCGCAGTCTATAAGTACCATAAATGTTTTAAAGCCATCCTGAATCGGGCCGTGATGTTTGACAAGATGGACCGCAATCCATACGACCGCCTGAAGTTCCGACGTGGCGAGAGTGATAGCATCGAATATCTGACGGAAGACGAAATGAATGCTATTGTTAATTTGAAAGTTCCAAAGGGTACTCAGATAGAAACGGCACGCGATTTGTTCGTGTTCCAAATGTTCACGGGTCTTTCATATTCAGATGCTCAGGCTTTTGACTTCGGACAATATAAAAATGTGAAAGGCAAGTGGATCAACACTGGCGAAAGAATTAAGACTGGCGTGGCGTATATCAGTAGTTTGTTGCCTCCGGCGGTGGCGGTTCTGGAGAAGTATGGCTGGCAAGTGCCGAAGATTGATAATGCCGACTACAATCATCTGTTGAAAGCCCTCGGTGTGATGGCTGGCATCAATACCAAGATGCACACACACCTTGCGCGTCACACTTTTGCCACATATATGCTCAAAAAAGGAGTGAAGGTTGAAAACCTTCAAAGGATGCTTGGTCACAAGAATATCCGGCAGACGATGCGCTATGCCAAGGTGCTCGCTGAGTCCGTGCATGAGGATTTTGATATGGTGGCCGAGAAAATGAATAACAAATCAAAACTTAATAGCAAATAATTATGGGAACATTTGTATTTATCTTTTTAGGGGCTACGATGATAGCCATTTTCTGGTATTGGCTCAATCATTCAGACGACGTTGAAGAGCCAACAGACAATAATCAGTTTATCGACTTGGTGGAAGAAACGCGCCAAATGGCAGAAAAAGCGCAAGTGATGATTCAGGCGGGCATCGTCGGTGACGATGCAACTGCCAACGCCATTAACGATGGCACCTACAGCGGCCCGTGGCCTGAGAAACGTGCCGATGGCGGCTACCTTAGTCTTTATGATAATCTTCGCATCCTGAAGGTTGCAGGCATTAATCATCGAAAGGACATTGGCAATTATACTGGGCGTTTAGAAGTCGCGCTGGTACCAGAACCGACAAATCAGTTCGATCCGAACGCCATCAAGATTGTAGCAGAAGACAGTCATCACCTCGGCTATATCGAAGCGCATCAGACGGACTTCGTGCGGTCGCTTGCGCTTGATACTTTCCCATACCGATGTACGTGTTTCATTGATGAGCATAAGGATGAGTTCGACGGCCATACATTCTATACTGGCTTCGTATATATAAAGAAAAAGGATGGGTCACGCTGACTCATCCTTTTTCATTGCTTCGGCATTGATAGCATCCATCTCCGCCTGGAGGTCTTCGCGCTCTTTATCTGTCAGTGGTGGCGCTGGTTTTTTGTCCCAAGGGAACGTGATAAGGTCTGTCGGATTGTTGATGCCGGCTTTGCGTAGGTTTTCTGTGCCGCACTGGGCCTCCATGAGTTTGTATGTCTGCCAGCGCGTGGCACTCCACATATTGCGATGCCGGTCATTATAGCCTCTAATGATACGCCGCGCCTCCCAGAACTGGATGTCATATAGGAACTCACGCCGTGGCAGTCCTATTTCGCCTACGATCAGTTGATAGAGGTCGTAGGCGGTCAGACGTTTTTTTCTTCCTGAGTGTCATCTTGCTGTTCGTCCTTCGGCTCATCGCTCGGAATATTGTAGAACTGTGTACGCAATGCAAGTATAGTGCCTATGATGAAGCCCAACTCCTTTGGAGTACATTCATACATCAGGTCTTCGTCGGTGATTGGTGACTTCGGTTTTTTGCCGTCCTGACCGGCTGGCAGGCTATCGTAATACGACTGCATGGAAGATACCGCCAGGAAGATGGTCTTTCGGATGTCCGGCATTTGCTGTGGTTCGGCATTCAGGCAATCTGCCACCTCCTGTATGAAACCCGTTATGTCTTCTTCGCTCAGTATTTTGTAACTGATTTCCGTGGCGAAGCAATAGGCAAACGTGACCTGCTTTCCGCAAAGGGTGATTTCTTTTGTTGTCATTTCTTCTGGGATTAGTTTGATAAAAACGCCCAGCCAGCCGATGAGGGCCAAGGCTGGGCGCAACACACATTATTATTTATC